GCAATGTTCCAGAACAGGGACAGGTTGGGAACCTGGCCCTGTTTGTCATACTCGATCACGTAGACGTTCGAAAGTAACTCATCAGGTTTTAGTGGCTCATTGTCACTGTTGTCGACCACATAGACCACGTCCACCTGGGGCGCGATGGCATCGAAACATTGCATGGCCACCTGGGGACGGTTGGCCGTGGGGATGATTGCGTAGCGAGGAATCATTCGGCCAGCATTCTGAAGATCGGGATGCCAAGGGACCGTGCCACATGAGCCTCAGTGGAGGCGCCCGTGGACTGCTCCCAGCCAGGAAGGAAGGTGATTGCGTCGCACCACATAAGAATCATGATGTCGTTGCGAAGAAGGCATCCGTATCTGTGCTTTGACTCGTGGTAAACCTTGTTTCCGATGCACTCGCCCGTGTCATGATCCGCTGGAATGTCCCATGGGTTCACCGGATCGTGCCCGAGCGCCTCCAGCTCCTTGGCTCGCTCAGCAAAGGCTTCCCGGTTACCGTTCTCTTTTCCCGCAATAGGGCCTGCTATATAGATCCGCACAGACTTCCTTTCTAGAGATCGATCCAGATGATGTCATCAGGATTGAGGACCGAGATCGGGGTCTCGTCACAGGCTTGGATGCCACAGGTCAGCTCAGTGACCCCGGCAGCAGGATGACCCAGGATCGCTACGTTACGGACAGCTTCGGGCCCCTCTCCGTCTCGTACGCTCTCGTCCATGCTTCCGCCCATCGATACGCCTGTGCCTGATATGTCTGATCCGCCATGAAGGCACGGCCCATCTCGGCCTGCTCCTTGCGCAGTACCTCATCATCCATCAACCGCTTGACCTGCGTGAACCACTGCTTCGGGGTATCCGCAGCGAGCCCACATCCGGACTCACGGTTGAGGCGCCGGTACTCCTCCCTGGGAGAGTAGACGAAGGGCACCCCGGCCGCTAGATACTCAATTCCCTTCAATCTGGACTTGGCCGCGTTGAAGGCGGTAGGCGCCAGCGGCACCATGCCCACATCACAGTGCTCGGCGATCGTGCGCACCCACTTGTCCAGGCCCACGCTGCCGGTGAATGGTGGCTGCTCCTTGAGCTTGGCCACCGCCTGCACCTTGGACCGGCCCCCGATCACCTGGAACGGGTAGCCGGCGTCGATCAACTGCTGGATGGCCCGACCAGTCATCTGCAGGTCGTTGGGGTGCGAGGCCGTGGTCCCAGCCCAGCCAAAGTGTCCAGTCTCCAGCTTGTCGTACTCCAGGCACCGGGCCGGGACGTAGTTGTCCAGGACCACACATCGACCATGTTGTCCGTAGGTTCGCTTCAGGGCCGGCGTGGACACTGTGACCAGGGTGGCCTCTTTACAGGACTCCGCAGCGTGGCGGTGTGAAAAGTCGGTGCCCGAGGTAGGTCGGTACATGTTGAAGGCGATGTTGTTGGGATGGATAGATGACATGTCATCATCCATGTCCACCACCACGGCAATGTGGTTCTGTCGCATCATCCGGATCAGCTGCGGCTGTAATGGATGAGCAGGTCGCTGCATCACAATAACGTCAGCATCTTCCGGAACCTTGGCCCCGACAAGGCGCCCTTCCTGGACGTTGACCTCGAACCCACTCTTTCCATCGGGGGGAATGATGGTGACGTCGAATCCCTGCGAGCGCAGGACATCGGCCGGCCAAATGACGCGGTAGTGGCCACAACCGAAGGCGTCTGCCGGGAGTACGTAGACTTTCACACCGTCTCCACGGCACTCATCGAGATCCAGTCGTCAGTACCAGTGGTCATGGTGCCGCCACCGGCAATACGACGCCATCGAGCGATGATGGCTACCGGTCCAGACAGAATGCTGGTGAAGATCTTTGTGCCGGACAACTGTAGGTGTGTGTTGGCCGGGTTTAAGACCAGGTGAGCTATGTCGTTGTCGGTTCCGCCAATGCTTACGGCGCAGCGAACCGATGTGTTTGCCAGGGTCGTTAAACACGTCACATGGAAGTCGATCTTGATATCAGTTGTCGTAAAATTCTTGGTCAACGTGATAGTGGGCGAGCCAGGCATGTCCACATTGACGGCAGAGACCGTGGTGCCTGCCGCAATCGCATTATTCAGTGACGTTGAACCAAGAAACCAGGGTGCTCCATTGGTGGTGGCCACTCCCACGATGAAGTTCCCCGACGGCGGAACCATGTCCACGTAGACCCGAGCGTCAAGTGGTAGAGGTCCGACCATGGACACTGCTGTGACAGGGACAGTGTCATTATCAAAGGTGATGACACAGCTCGCTGGGTCGCTGCCGTCATTGACCGTGGCCAGTCGTCGAGTCCAGACCAGCCCAAGGGACTTTGACCTGTCAACAATGGACTGCGCCCCAATGCTGATCAGCTCGGGAGCGTCAGTCGGGTTCGGTCCGGTCATGTTCCCCCATATACCTTTCGCAACAGGTGCCCCATCGCGCCACCTTCAACCAGTGCCATGGACCAGGCCAACTCCAGCCACAGACTCTCCTGCCAACGGATGACGTTGTACGAATCGTGGCGTGGGTCCGGGGCCGTACTCAAGGCCACTCGTTCGAAGATGGTCTGACGGTTGGCCAGGTTCTGGGCAACTATTGCCGCCTGCGCTCCGTCCGCCAGTTGAAGATCCTCAACCTCTGGCACTTCGAAGCCACGGTTGGCCACCGAGTGAGGGGCGGCGGGGTTTACAAACGCTTCCCCTACAACCGGGATAGATGGATCAGTAGGCGAATTGGAAATGACCACAAACTTGTTTGGTGCCGTAATCAAGTCTGAGGTTGACACAATCGAGGCCCGAAGCACCTTGTGACCGTGGTCGAAGTCAAGATCTGGAAGGCGCCCATCGCTCGGATCGAAAGATCTGATCCAATGCATCTTGGCGTCATTCCCGAACCAAGGAGAGAAGTAATCCCCGGTTTTCGCGAGCGCCTCAACGATGGATCCGCGCCCAGCGCCCGCCGTCCAGGAGCCCACCGCCGGCAAGGCACTCGGCTCCATCACGTAGGTGATCGGCAGGTCATTTAAGACGCTCTGTACAACCGTCATCGTGGGGGCCTTGTCCCCAACAATGCCTCTGGTGATCTGTTGGTCCACCAGGAACATCTCGTCATTGAGGGCGACACTGCCCAGCTTTCCCGAAGTGAAAACCTGCTCCGAGAGGTCGGTGAACATGTACTTCCCCAGCGGGTACTCCGTCCCATTAGGGAACACCATGAACAGCAAGATACGGTCAGTGAGCACGTTGATCGACGCCGTATCAACGACACCAAGAGACATACTCAGCTGACGCTTGATGGTCCGAGTCGTGTCATGAGTCAGAGTCGCTCCCCGCAAGGGATGAATCTCACCCAGGATTTCTCCCGTGACCCCATTGATTCGGTCAAACCGAAACGTGCACTGACGCTGACCTACCCACGGATCAAGATCCAGAAGAGGATCCTCGGGGAAGTTAGTGAGGTGTTCATGACTCACGTCGGATCGGCCTCGCTCGGAGTATCCGTCACCTCAATGACCTGAACCGGAGCCATGTACAGCTTCCGGTTATGCAGCACCCGACCACTAGGCACGATGACGGTAGCGAACCAACGGTTTCCACCCTCATCCCGGACACAGATGTAACTCACGTCATCCCAGGCCATGTCCCGCAAGCTGGTGAAGTCGGCCAGGGTGGGCGGGGATATCGCAGCCGCCTGCACCAGGACCGTGCGCTGGAACTGTTCCCCGCCACGTTCCGTTGGTCGGAACGCCGTGAAAAAGTCCTTGTTGTACATGGCCTGAAGCTGGACAAAGCTCGACTCAGGGAACGTGAAGTCTTCAGAAACCTGCCCCTCCCACACCGAGGAGTACGCCAGGTTGCTAGAGCCATCCTGGCGCTCATTGGTAGAGAACAGCAGCACATGACCTTGGGAGATACAGCCGCCCGAGGCCCCAGGAGACGGGATGGTGATGGTGACTGTGCTGGACCAGGGGCCAGCGAAGTCGTAGACATCCACGCCCCGGATGCGGTAGCTGGTAAGGATCCCCACCCGGGCCTCGTAGTCACTGAACCCCGTCACCGAGGGACCGGTGGCCCGCATGATGGTCTGCCAGTCGGTGTCCACGGTGTCCATGCGCTGCAGCTCGTAGGATCCGAACCAATAGTCCGGCGCCCGTACGCTGAAGTCGTCGTAGTAGAAGATCGTTGGCGTTGCTGCAGCAGTGTCATCTCGGGCTAGGAACCCGGCGTTGTTACCGGTGGTCAGGCTGGTGTCGGTGGTAAGGATCATCCAGTCTGGCTCTGGGTCGTTGATCCCCCACACCTTCCCCATGAGGATGTTTCCCCTGATCTGGAAACGCATGAGCCGGTAGGCCGACGTATTGGGGTTCAACTGGGGGACCGTCATGGTGACCAGGTCTACGTCGACACTGGCTACCCGTCTCGTGATCACTAGTTGGGTCGAGCTTGGTCCATATTTAAATCTGAGACTGTAGAAGTTGCTGCTGTCGGTAAGTCTCCCCACAATCCCTGTACTCAGTAACCCTGACTCGGCAGTATCAGCGATACGAACCGTGCCCCTAATGTCCTGGTCGGGACCGCCAACATTCACCCAGACGAACCGACTAGAGGCAGTCGCATTTGGAGCAATCAGACCCTGGGTGCCGTTCACGGAGAAGTCGGTGGCGTTACCAGACGTGGTCCAGGCGTGTCCATCCGAGGCTGTACCCCAAGCATTTGACACGGTGCGGGTGAAATCATCTGTGGCTACGCCGGTGTTTACAGGCAGCGCCCAGGTGATCCGGTTGTAAAGCAATGCCGACGGGATACAGCAAGGATTCAGGCCGCAATCCAAGCCGATACCGGTCAGGGTCTGGGTGGCAGTAGCCACTGTGAATCCGGTGATAGTGGGCATGCTCTGGGCGAACATGAGGACGGCGTCGGAGCTGTCATCATCCGAGGCGGCGGTCACCCAGGGAGAGCCCACACCTTGGGGGCTCCAGTTGAGTTCAGCCTGTGACCCGCCCGGCGGCTGGTATGTGGCCTCGTAGAGCTGGTTCGGTGTGGGGACCAGGTTGTAGTAGTTGCCAGGTATGCCAGACAGGGCCGGGGCCGAGGCGCCAAGCACCTCCCAGCGGTTGCCCGCCAACTCACCGGTGGCAGTGAACCTGAACCGAGGTGCCGGCGGCGCCAAGGCGCCCATGGTGGAGGTCGGGCTCAGGGGGAGAGTGACTTGTTTCCAGCCATGGATGATTTCTGTCAGGGCATCGAAGGTGGCTGGTGTGATAGAGGCGGCGCCGGTGGTGCCGCTGACCCCAGTAATCTCAAGCGGAACTGAGGTGTTGCCAAAGCGGCGGGCGTAGAACCGCACCTGATCAAAGACCGTGGCCCCAGTCAGAAGATCGTCATAAATCTCCTGCTCGGGCGTAAGAGAGCCATAGACGGGGAAGGCGACCTGGCGCCCGTAGGCATGTACCGCAGTGAGAGGGCCGCCAGAACTGTGCAGGCTGATCTGGGGAAGAATCTGGGTCTCTTCTGCAGTGAAGGTTTCACCAAGGTGATTCTCGACCGGGGCCGGGATGTTTACCTGTACGCCCCGCTGCTCAGGTAGAGCATATAGCTGTCGAAGGCCATTGATCTTAGGAAAGTCCGAGACCAACCCCTGACCAAAACTGACAGCTCCAGGATTTACCCAGGAGAGAGTTACCGTGTAATCCCCAGCAGACAGTATGGGGTCTGTATTAAAGCTACGGTCCCTTAGTGGGAATATAAGAACGCCGTTATTGTAAGTGCCGGCAGCGGCAACGGAAGGGCCCGGCCAGATATTTCTACCGCCGTAGACAACGCGGGTTTCTTCGCAGTAAATGACTCGGAGAGCCACGTAGTCGAGGAACAGTGTGGCACTGCCCGAAGGTAGGGTTGGCACGTTAAAACTTACATTGACCTGAAGTCGACTAACACCAGCAGATGCCTGGAAACGTTGTAAATCAACGTATCGCCACGGCATCACCGGTGCGGCATTAGCGAATGAAACTGTCGGATCCCAGAGATGGTTAACATCTCCGAAGTTAAGGATCTTATACTCCTGTGCAGCCCCCGTACCATTACTCAATGGGTCAACGGAAGTGTTCAGAGTTAGGGCGCCGGTGTTGGCTATACTGACTTCTTCTATCGTCAAACTTGAGCTACCAGAATCGGTAGTTAAGGTCACGCTAGTTACTGGCGTAGTCAATTCCGGGTCGACGAAGGGAATGGTGACGCCGTTAGCGTCAATCGCAAGGATATTACCGCTATACACAAGGGAAACGTTCAAGATTCGCTTGTTCGCAAGCTGCGGATAAGCGTCAACATTAAAGAAGAAGGATGCAAAGCCCAAAATCGCGTTGTGCACAGCAAGGATGTACTTCGAATCACCCGAGACCGCCACCGCCTCCGCTACGGTGTTAGCGTTTGAGAGGCTCATGGCGGCTCCGGTAATGCCACCGTTATTGCATGGTATAAGCACTTGCTGAATTGGTCCGGTCATAGCCTCCATTCCTCGGGGATAGATTCCAATGACGGCAGCCTGTCCGAGGCATGGTTGCGCTGGGACTTCGTTGATGTAGCAGCGTCCATCCCTTACTTGGCTAGTCTGTGGAAGATAGAACTGGTGACCGATTTCCCGTGAGTTGACAGCTGGCGAAAAGATGATGTCTTCATCCCTGATGGGCACCCACTCCTGACCAAGGATCATGGGGACATGAGGGTTGTAATTGCCCATCAGAGTGTCCTTACCGCTAGGCGCGTGTCCCGAGCTGCCAGCTGTCGGTTAATCCCAGCCCCCACTGCAGAGCCTGTCTGCTGAGCCTGTTCCTGGGTCGGGAGCTGTCCGTTGAAGTCAACTCGGATAGCGCCAGGACCGAACACAATGTTGCTGACCATGTCGCTGGATACGGATCTCAGCTCAGGGATCTCCAGCTTCATACCTTCAGCGAACCGTTGGATGGTCTTCTGGCCAGCGATCATAGGGTCACCAGTGCCGGACAATGGGCCAGTTTTGGCTGGCGAGAACGGCCAGTGGTCGCGGATGACCTGCGAGATTGAGCTAATGGCTCTGCCTACGGGTCCGAGTTTGCTCAACATGCCGTCGATGAGACCCTGGATGAGGTTGCGCCCGGCATCAAAGAGTAGGTCACCGAAGTGGGCTGCCGCCGTAACAATGCGGGCGCCGATACCCTTCATGGCCCCAATTGCCTGGTCAAACGTTTCAGTAATGCCACCGAGAAGCCTGGCGAAGAAGCGGCCAATAGCTTCGGCCACATTCACAGCTCCCTGCCCAAGGTCATTCAGGAACTGGAGTACTGCTGGGCCACCGGTGTGGACCACCCATTCGCCGACACGCTCAAGCCCTCCGACAAGGAGGCTAATAGCTATGGCGATTTCGATAAGGGCGCCGGTCAAGAATTCTGCTGCATGGGCAAAGCCCTCAATCGCCTTTTGTCCATTTGGAGATGCGATGAAGGCGGCCAGGAGGTGGATGTCCATGGCCAGGTCTTCAATGACGTTGGTACCGCCAGCCTCGTTGGTTGACTTGAAGAAGGCGGCAACAAGCTCGATGACAGAGTTGAACAGGTCCCCAAGAGCAAGCAGCGTGTCGCCCATGTCCTTGAGGAACTTCTGGAATGAGGGATCCTTAGAGGTTCTTAAAAGGAAGGCGCCGAAGTTGAATATAACCTCGCTAAGCTTCCCCCCCAGGAAGTTGAGGAAGGGCAGGATGGAGATAGAGAATGCAGTGACGCCCTTGAGGAGTTCAACGAAGCTGGGGCCGAACTCCCGAAGGAACTGGATCGTCGCTGGGAACAGTTTATGAACGAAATCCACAAACGTCGGCGACGCGAAGAACAGTGCAATGTCCCGGAACATCTTCCCCAGGGCAGTGGCCAGGGCTCCGAACCCTCTCAGAAACTCTGGCCCAAGCGCCTTCTGGATCTTGGGGATAACCTCACCGAGAGCTTTGAAGAAACTCTGCTGGGAGATGGTCGAGAGCTGATGGAACAGGTCCCGCAATGGGAGCAGCTGCTTGACAAAGTCCCGGGCAGCTGGAGTCAGGTCCTTGAGCGCTGCATTGAGCTCTTTAGCGTTTTTAGCCGCAAAAGCCTCACCGATGGCAGTTCCTAGCCCCCTGAAGGCGAGCATGAGCACGCCCACCTGGAGACCAATGGCCGCTATGACAGCCGGAATGGTTCCAGCCACCGCTACGAGAGCATTGATGGCCTGGATGGCACCGATGACCAACTCAACAATGGCGCCGACCACCGGGATCAGCAGCGCGATGAGGGGCGAGCTGCCGGACACGTTGAAGGCGTTGCCGATGGCGTCGCGGAAGCCTTTACCGACCTTGTCGATGGGTCCGCCTGGCCTGCCAGCGTCATTGAACGCCTTCTCGACACTTTGGAAGGTCTCCTCGACAACCTGCCGGACAACGTTGTTGTCCTTGTCGACAACGGTCTTGACCTTCCAGCGGACCCGCTTACCTTCTAGGCCCTTCTCAACCCGGTCAACTAGCTCGGGGCCGGACCTCTCCAGCTCGTCGCCCATGCCCTTACTGAGGGCTTTGCCAAAGTCATGGCCAGTGTCTTTGAGAGTGGTGTCCTCAACGTGTTTCGACTCGGAGCGGATGCCCCGATCAAGCTCACGTTCATAGGCGCTGGTGTCTGCGTGGACGCCAATGAAGGCTTCGCCCTCATGGGGTCTAGTCACGACAGCACCACCCTCTAAGCAAGAAGTGTGGGCAATATCGGATGATGCGCCACGAGCAGATCATAGACGGTTTCAGAAGCCCAAGGATAGGAAGCTGTCGGCAGACATCTCCATCTCCTCGACGGCCGACTCCATCTCCTCCGGCGGCGGTTCTTCCAGACGCAACGTGAACATGGTGACGTCCTTTGGGTCCATGTTCTTCAAGGCGACGAGAAGGAGCGCATCAAGCCACGCCGCCAGGGAGAGCTGAGTGGGATTGACACCCTTCAGAATCAGCTCAGCGCCAAGGACACTCCAGTTGGACCGGGCCATAGCGACTAGCCGAAGGGCAACCCACCAGGGGCGTGCAGAAGCTGTCGTGATGACATCCAGGCAGACATGTTCCAGGTCGTCAGCCGAGACGGTGTCAAGGAACAGGAGATCCTTGCCATTTGTCACCAGCGACAGGATCAGGTCATCAGGATCAAACGGATCGGTCATCAAGATGGCCAACCAGTCAGCCGCCGGTAAGGCTGGGATCTCAAACTCTCGCCCACCCGCCTGGATGACGACCGGCCAAGGCTTGAGAGCCCAGACCGGATCACCCGTCAGTTTGGGGACAGTGATGCGCCCCGAATCAGGCTGCAATGCGCTTCGGGGGACGGCCGCGACGGACCTTCGGCTTCTCCGGCTCGGAGTCTTCCTGGCCGTTGATAAATACCAGCAGGTCCTTCAGCTCAATCGTGCCGTCCTCCTCCAGTTTGGTGAGGTAGGACCGATCCTCTGGGTCGACCACGATGGTGGCCAAGATGCCGAACATGCGCTCAGCAGAATCCAGCTTTTGCTCCATGTCGATGCCGTCCTTCTCCAGGATCTTGGCATGTCGGAGCAGGTGCAACATCTGCAAGTCGGTCAGATTTTTGATGTGGATGTCCCGGCCACCCACGGGAACGGTTCGACCACCGTTGGTTGGTTGTGTCATGCCGCAGATACTAGAGGTCCGTCCGGATAAAACGGAACCCATGTCGACGGGCGGCGTTACGTAGCGGCTCGGTCAGGTAATGCTTGCCCTTGACGCCGGGATGCGAGTGGCCGATTTTCCCCGGCGAACCTGGGATGTGTGGCATGTAGACCACCCGACCAGCCCGCCGCCAGAAGAATTTCAGCTGGGGCCGGCGTCGGCTTCCGAATCGGATGACACCTTTGGATGCCTTGGGGAAAATCCAGTGCACCTTGGCACCATCATGTACCGACCTGGCGTAGGGGAGAGTGCTACCAACGGTCCCATGCACCGAGGTACCAGTGAGATGGGGACCGTCGCTGTGAATACTGTCAGCCAGGTTGCCCACGCTGTAGGGACCACCTCGGGCCAGGATCTTGGCGCCAAACTCAGTCTCATACAGCACCTGACGTACGAGCCGTTTGGCTATCTCGGCACTATGGACCTTGGCGAGGGCGTGGTAGATGATCACCCTGGCCATGTATGGTCCAGGTATGATCTGTTCAATTCCCGAGTGTGGACTGTTGGCCGTGGGTCGCGGCTGGTGCGGGAGACACTACACACGCTGGCAGCGACACGGCGATCCATACTTTGTGAGAAACCTTCCCAAGGGTTCTGAACCCTATGACTCTATTCTGAAGTACGGCACATCCCGCTGGGAAGACTGCCTTCTGTACCTTGGGCCACGTGATCGTGGGACTGGCTACGGGCAGACCTACGGCAAGAAGCTGGCCCATCGCGTCGTCTATGAAAAGTGGTGGGGTCCCATAGCCCCCAGTTTGTTGGTGGATCACATATGTCACAACGATGCCACTTGGGTTGGAACCTGTATGGGTGGAAGATGTAATCACAAAACTTGCGTACACCCGGGACATTTACGACTCGTAAACAAGTCAGAGAATGCCTTGGCTTCTAGGCTCGCGGCAGGGCGGACTCATTGTAAAAATGGCCATGAATACACACCAGAAAATACATATCTACAGCCACAGAGTCGTGATCGTAGCCTAAGCGCCCGTACGTGTCGAACCTGTCGACGGGTCAGCAGGGAGACTCGCAGTTCGGCATCTGCACGGTGATGGTGAGTGACCGCTCCACACAGCCACCGTTGGGTGATCCTTGCGTCTGTCGCTCGATGACCACCGACATGCCCTCGAACAGTCCTATGTTGTTCGTGAAAAATGCACGGAAACAGCAGGCAGCGCGACGTAGCGCTATCGAGTCATACCAGTTCTGTAGCGCTGCCGCGTTCCAGTCAGCACACGATGGCATGGTACCGAGGTCATCCATCACCACTGGGACACAGCGCACGATGCCGAACTTGAACGTCTGACCCCAGGACACCGGAGGGCAGACAGCGTTGGCCTGCCGGATGATGTCCTGCTCCGGGAATGACGTCGAAGACGGGTACGTGTCCCCCAGTGCTACGTAGGCCAGGCCCTCGCAGCACAGGTCATTGACCATGTCCAGGTCGTGAGCAACATCCAAGCCCACCCGGTAACAGATGTTGGCCGGCGCACCCGGTAGCCCAGTCACAGCCTGGGACAGACAGGAGAGGGCGGCCACCGCTAACTGAATGACCGGATCTGTCATGGCCAGGTCTGTCTACGAATCTGCGCAATGTCAGGGCTGGCGATCTTCATACGGGATACGAGCCGGTACGGGTTCATGGTCCGGATGACCTGGTCCACCGTGGTGAGCCCAGTGAGCCCATTTTCCAGGAGCTGATCCACGTCGGCCAAGGTGACATTGACACCTTGGCGGGAGATGGAGGTGACTCGCTGTGGCAGCCGGCAGGCAGCCCCAGTGCAGCTCCTGGCCCATTCACAGGCAAGTTCCCCTGCTGCATGTTGGAGTACCGAAGGGACCGGTAGCCCCCACAGATACGTAACCTCCCAGGCTGAGTCATCAGCTGGGGCCAGGGGGCCGGTGACCGGGACGTTGTAGTCGTTGGTGGTTGGCCAGCAGTCGGTGGGCCCTGAACCAACAACTGCTGGCCCCTGCCGCACCAGCCACTGCCAGTTATCCACCCGGTATGTGCTGGGATCAACCACACCCGAGCCACTGAACCGGACCTCCACGATCCCCGATACCGGTGGAGTCAGGAAGATCTGACAGGCGGCCCGGCAGCCCATGCAACCGCCACTGCTATTAGGGCAGGAGCAGTTCCGCCAGGCACCGTCGAGGATATAGGGAAGCCAGGTGCCCTCGGACCAGAAATACCCCGGCACCCAGTTGGCGCAGTCCCCACAGTCTCGACGACAGGGGCGCACTGTTCTGGTGCAAGCCCCGAACCGACGACCGGTGGCAGCCCAAACGATCAAGGCGCCATATTCAGCAGCGGCTATCTGTAACTCGGAGCTGTAGGTTGCCCACTCGTCACAGCACCCGGTGTCCACCGTCCAGTTGCAGGGCATTCCGGGAACGGAGGTAGTGAACACGGTTAACGTCGCCATGAACACCACCTCCGTCTCAGGTTAGACCCCTAACCTTAAATGGATCTTGAATCCATCTCAGGTTACAGTGGCCCGCTCGGCGTCAAGCTGCTCAGCGTGATACAGCCACAGGCCGCCGTGGGCGGAGGCTTGCGGGTGAGGAACATCCGCTTGTGCTGCGTCGACAGGATCGGGGTCAGCAGCGGGATGTTGGTGGTGCTGCCGGCCGGGTTGTCGGAGTAGTCCACGTAGTAAGGACCAGTACCCCACGGAGAATTGCTCCGGGTCCGGGCATTCAGAATGAAGCTGGCCGTGTTGTTTTCAAAGGTGACGTCACCAACGGTGCCCTCAACAACCCAGGGGAACAGGACATATCCGTATTCCTGGCCGCCAGTGCAGGGAACACCAGAGCCGGAGATCCGGGTCCATCCTTCGAGGGCAAAGTTGGCGTTGGCTACCGATCCTTCTTGCGTGGACCAGCCGGTGTTGACCGGGGAGGCGGCGTCGTTGGCAACCAACGGTTCCGCGCTCATGATGTTGACCAGCTCTGGGTCCACGTTGCAGAACGTGATCACCAGGTTGATCCACTTAAGAATGGGTGGGTTGGTTTCCCGGACGCAGAAGTTGCCATCACCATTCTTGACGAAGAACTCCTGCCGAGCCTCGTACTCGTTGGTCATGGCGACCGAGATGATTCCATCCGAGACCACGGTGGAACACCCGGTCACCGGAAGACCACACGAGTTCAGCAGTGTGGCCCGGACCCTAGGGATCTTGAACGGGGTGTAACAGACCGCAGTCATTTCTTGCTCCCACTCTTCTTCGGCTCTTTAGGCGACGAAGACTCAAGGGACTGGTACTGCTGGAACCGCTCGTACAGGTAGTCGGGAACATCGACTGCCAAACGACCCGGTTCCATCGTGGTTTTCACGTCATGCCGAGGGTTCTCAGCGAGATCAAGGAACACCTTGATCTCGCTGTTGTCTTTCACCACGTAGATCATTAGGCGCTCCCCGCCGTGACACAGTTTCGAGTCACTTGGGTGGCCCACACGCCACACTCGATCGCCACCGCATAGATGCGCTCGGCCAGCAGCATCTGCTGGTTGTTGCGACGGTCGAATGTCTGCCGTGGATCCGGAACCTCAACATCGGACTGCCAGATAACCACCCGACCAGAGGCGTAGAGCCACTCAGTGTTAGTGTCCGCCGGCTGTCCGGTGGGACCACTGCCGTCGTATCCCTGCCCAAAGACGTACGGGGTGTTCAATACCGTCCGCTTGACCCTTCCTGGCCCCTCATAGAGCAGAAAGCTGGTCTGCAGGTGGGCACTGAGTCCTGGCCGAGCATGGATGATGCCCCCGATGACGCCGTTGTCGGCGAGGGCCTGCTCCAGCACCTCGATGGCCTCGGTGACACAGCCACTAGGACCAAGGTCGATGGCTCCTCGGAACAGGCCAGGGATACCGCCGATGCCGCCAGCTGGTGATCCCTGCCAGATCCGACGCTCTACCGCTCGCTGCTCCCGTAGGGCCATCCGGGTGCGGACCTTCTGCTCGGCTTCTTCGAAGCTGTAGCCGAGGGCGCCGCAGGTGTATGAGGTGATGACGGCGAATGGGGCTCCGCTCACCGGGAACTCGTTGGTGGAGAACGTCTTAGAGCCGCTCACCGGTGGACAGTTCATGGCGTACAGGAACACGTCACTGTTGCAGGTGTCTGGCACGTAGAGCACGCCGCCAGCCTGCGAGGCCGGCACGGGGAATGGCATTGGCCCCAATGCCACGTCGAAGATGCCGTACGGTCTCGGCGGCGGCTGTGGGGTTGCGATGAATTCGGGGGCGTTCATGATCGCCATGTGCGGGCCTCCTTCCTGCCTAGTGGCGAAGGGGGCTGGTCATCCCAGCCCCCAGAACCACTTAGCAGGTCACGATCCGCTGGACCCCAGTAGAGCCGCTGGGGCAGATCGGAACCGTGTAGACCCGGCTGACCGGGCACATCCGGATCATGGCCCACCCTGTTTCCGTGAACAGGTGGGTAACCTGGTTGGTGGCCAGCTTGGTCGAGTCGTAGACCGAGTTCAAGGTGATGACATCGTTCAGAGCCCGGATCCAGGTGCCGGCTGGGTAGACCAGGAACTGCAGGCTGGTAGGCAGCTCAGTGATCGGGGTGTCAGCACCCGGAACACCAGAGGCGGCACAGTTAGCGAAAGCGTCCTGCCAGTCGTACACGTACTGGACGCGGGCACCACGGGCCGTGAAGGCGGCCGTGATGGCGCTGTCGGCCAAGGTGATGGCGTCTGGCCCACTACCGGTGGCGTTGCGCCGGATCCAGTCGGCCCGCATCTGGGCGAGGATCCACCACGGCATAACGACCTCAAGCGTGGCGCTGCGCTGCATACGCAGCCGGTACTTGATGTCGACGATGGCCATTTCCACGGCACTGAAGACTTGGCTGACCACCGACAGGTCAGTGGCCCACGGTGCGAAACCGGTCAAGGTGACAGCGGTCGAGCCGGCCACAACATCAGCGATCTGCTCACGGTTGATCTGGTGGGCCGAAGCTGCCAGCGCGCCACGGGTGAAGGTGGCAGTGAACTCCGGGTAGCCACGGATGGCCAGGATGTTGCCGGTGAGGCACAGACCTGTCACACCCAGGCGGGTGTCAACGAAGTCCGGGCAGGGGATCTCCAGACAGGTCTTGACTGTCCCGGCGGCCACCTGAGCCTCGGTGAGGTCGAAGAAGCCGGTCGGGCTGGAGCAGCTACCGCCACCGAAGATCGAGTCGAACTCGATACCGGTGTTGTGTCGGATGCCGCCACGACGGGCCTGGACCTCGGGGGCGTCGTACATGCCGTCGGTGGTGATCTGCAGACAGATGTCGTAGTCAGTCTCCGACGGGGCACACCAACCCTGGGCGGCGACCAGGGCGTCGCGCTCTGGGTGCTCCTCCTGGATTTGCTTGTACCGCTGTTCCACCGACCGAAGCAGGGACCCACCCGGGAGGCGGGTCTCGTCGGCCACCTTGAGCAGCTTGTTGTAGTCGGTTTCGTCACCGTTGACGCTGAACTCGTCCGGGTAGTTGCGGACCAGCTGAGCGACCGGGTATGCCTGCGCCTCAACGGTGCGGACACCACGCCGGGACATGGCTACATGGCTGGCGGAGCGGGCCTCGAACGCCTTGGCCACGTCCAGCATGGTTGGCAGTTCCTGGCCAGCCTCATAGTTGGGAACGCCAGCGGCGGCAACAAGCGTCGAGTAGCGAGGGCGCTCGGCGATCCGGATGACCGGGGCGGGGACCGCATCGACGATGTCGGAGACGCGGACGTTGATGACCTCGGCCGGTGGGGTGGCGGAAGCGGTGAGGGTGTCCTCGGTGGCCGGTGGAGTGTCTACCGGAGGCGGTTCCTCTTCGGTGGTCACTGCCGCGAATCGGTCCTCGAAGTTTTTGCGCTGCTTGATCTCTTCCGGGACCGTGATGCGGGTGAACTCCTGCAGTTCCTCCATGCGCTCAAGCTGTTCCTGGGTGACGGTGTGAATGTCAACCGAGGACTTGAGTGCGGAGAACTCGTCATTGGCCAGCCGGAGGAAATCCTCCAGGGCGGAGACGGAGAACTGGTCAAGCTTTTCGGGAATCTGGAATGTCATGGTGGGGCACCCTCTCGGGATACGTGGTTAACGTCTCCCGGTGCAGGCCCACAGCAACAGCCACCGGAGCGGGTCTGGCCCATAACGCAGCACCCGTCGATCTAGGTGGATCGTAGATCAACGGGTGCACATCGTCAACTAACGGATGAGGGAATAGGTCCCGCCGCCGGCAACGGTGATTTCGACCTTGGCCGCGTGCTCACCTTGCACGACCTTTGTTTCCCCGTTCGGTAGGCGCACCTCGAAGCTCGGCTCGGAAGCCGGGGTACTGCCCTGACTGCAACCACACATCTTGACCTCCAGTGGTTAGTAGAAACTACGGATCCAGGCTTTGATATCTGGGCTATCGATTAAACCCTCTAGCCGCCACATCTGGTGTGCTCCATCAACGCTCTCATGGAACGAGCGCAGGATCCTATGGAGTTCAGACTCCACGGTTCCTATACTGCCGCCCTGGCCCGCGTCAACCTTCCCGATGAGCTGAGCCAGACGATCAACGGCCGACACATCCTTGCTCGTTCCAGCGAAGTGTCCAGTCCTGCGAGCTACCGGGATCTGGTTCAGCTCGTTCATCATTTTCTTGAGCGAGTCTGGCGTGGATGACGGGAGCTTGGGGGCCGGGGACTGAGGGGCGTCGATGTTCTCCAGTGCCTGGTCGTATGCCCGCTTCAGATTCGGGTCCGACTCAGCGTCCCTCATCTTTTTAAGGTCGGCCACCATCTTCTCAACATCAGCAGCATCGTGCTCGCCATGCGGATTACTGATCCGGTATCGCATGTCTGCTACATACCGTGCAGCGTCTTCCCGGCCAGCTCTCTGGAGCTTCTGTGCTAGACCCATGCTGGCCGAGTCCCCGTGCATGACCCCGCCGTCTTCCTCAAGCGTTGCCCAGTCCCACTTCCGATCAGACGAGGGCAAGGATTTAGGTATCGACGCCTGAGCATTCGCCTCAGCCTGCGCTGCCTTGATCGCAGCGATGCGGTCACCGCGATCCAGGCTGGTGCGCTTGATCCCGAGCTGGGATTCGAGGGTGGCTAGCTGTGCCGGGGTCATGTCTTCCAGCCGTGTCCCCGGTCCCTGTTGATGAACTTCCGGTGCCGCCGGCAGGATGTCCTCGGCTGTGATCTTTGGCCGGATACCTGGAGCTGCTGGTCCAGTGGGCTCGGGCTTGCCCCCACGACCAAGGCGCTCCAAGGCTCTACCTTCGAGGCGTCCGCCGATATTGACTTGCACGATGCTCTGAATCAATGACGCCTTAGTGTCTTTGGATAGAGGCCTGGCGCCAGACGCCTTAGCGATCTCTACCAGCTCACCCTTGGTGCGGTTCTTGAGGAAGGCTTGCCCCTCCTCCCGGCTTTGCATGGTGCGCATGGTTTCCACGGCACTCTTCGCGGACTCAGGTGGTGGGGCGGCAGCCACCTTCTTGGCCAGGGCCCGGCTCTGCAACTGCTCCTTGGGTACGCCCAGCACCTCGGCGGCCTGAGCGGTGACCTTCTTCTCCTCCGTGGTCAGCTTCGGCTTCTCGGGCTCGTTGGTTGCGGCCTTAGCTCGCCATTGCATCCTGGGGAAGCGGGAGGTGATGTCCTTGGGGGTGTTGCCAGTGCCAAGAGATGGGTCATCTCTCCATGCACCCGTGGAGCGACTCTGCCGCTCACCTATGTAGCCGCCCTTACCGTCAGCCACCACCCGCACCTGAGTATTCGCGGAGGGAGAGTAGCCCTCAGCACGTACGGTTCCGGCTGCTTCGGGGCCACGGGCAGGGCGACGGCGCGTTTTCTGGAGCCGGTCAGCTAGTGCCTTCCAGCGTTCACTCTGAGCCCCAAGGCGCGCATCCTTGGCTTCGGCCTCTTTCAGCTGCTGCTGAAGCTCCTCCCGATTGAAGGGAGAGGGCGTCTTACCAGCAAGCTGGTCCTGGATCTTCTCCAAGGTGATCTGACTGTGTACGACACGTTCCCAAGAGGGAGAACCCATACCGTTATTCATGTTATGAAGCGCGCGACCGGCGGCGGCTGGGGTATGGACCTTCTCTCCACCGGTCCCATCGAGCATGTCCTGGATGTGACCCAGCATCTTACTGTCAGACTCATCCATGTCCAGGCCCTCGGCAATGGCCTTGGCATCGACATAGTCAGGGTCACTGGACTTCTTGGTGACCAGCGGTGCCGGGGCCAGCTTCTTGGGGACGGCCTTCTTGGCAGCTCTTTCCGCTAGCTCTTTGCCAGCGATCTTCTTAACTAGATCCTGAAGCAGCTCATCCTTGTTTTCGCCTTTCAGTTCCCCGAAGCCGGCGATCTTGGCTGCCTCTCGGATGTCACTGGGTCCAGCACTGTCGACAAGTTTCTTAGCTTCCGGGTCGAGCTGTACCTCTACTTCCTTGGGCGTGACCGCTGGGGCTTGACGAACATACTGCCGCATGAAGCTGGAGGCGTTTTCCTGGTCCCTAATGTCCTGGCGTAGTTTCTCTACGGCAGCCGAAGTGGCTGCACGTTCATCCGGGGACAGGTCACCGCGCAGCTCCTTCTGCATTTCAGCCAGATCTTGCTTATTGAGGTCGATGTCGTTTTCTAGACGACGGATACCTTCGTCCGGCGTGATCTTTCCACTAGAAACATCATCACGAACCTCAGTGATAGAGCGCCCAGCGGCAGAGTCGGGGCGACCAGCAAGCGCACCGGCGTTAACCCAAGCCCGATCGAATGCTTCTTTGCGATCAGGGGCCTGGATGAGCTTCTGTGCTGCCGGAGCATTCGGCTCAACCGGCCGGCGAGATGGAATCCCGGCAAGCTCTGAACCACGGCCACGTTGCGTGCCCGCCTCGCTTAGGACGGTCTCGATCAGCTCGCGGCGATTCATTCTCTTGGTGTCTTGGCCCTCACCAATCCGCCGGTCCTCCATGAACTGGCGAAGGTTAGCGACCGTAGGCTTTTTCCCGTTGAAGAGGTTCTTGATCAGGTCCTCGTTGGTGGGTTCCGAGGCAGTGGGAGCAGCTGGTGCAGTCGACTTAGCAGGTGCACTGGGGGCACCGCCGCCACGGATCGCTTCCTTGATCTTGTCCTTAGTCCAAGACTGCCGGGCAGAGACACCCTGAGCTTCGGCGTGAGTCAGGAGTTCAGCCTTGGTCATTTTGTCGATGTCGGGAGCGGTGCCCGGCTCCAGAGTGGGCGCAGCGGGGACAGCCTTCTTGGCGGCAGGAGTAGATGGAGCGCTAGGTGCGCCCTCGGCTCGACGCCACACAAAGGAGTTGGGGGAGGCGCTCCCTATCTGCTCTCCCTTGTCATCAAAGAACCGGAACTGTTGGTTACCGCCACCCGGGCTCCGCTCAATCCGTGCGACAACCTTTGACTCAATCTTCGGGTTATCAGTACGTCCTGGCAGGTAGTGCGATCCGGCAATCGTGTCCCCGACTTTGACATCTCGGGGACGGATACGTTGTGGCGTCCCAGCGGGAGCTGCTTCTGGGGCGGAAGGTGCCGCTTTCTTGGCGGCCTGACGGATCTTGTCCGTAGCAACGACACTCTGTGACGTCTGAAGATCAGAGGCGAGTTTCTCGTACTGATCGGCGAACTTCCCAGCCTCATCAGCCTTCTTACCGTCACCGGCATCAATGAGTCTGGTCTGCTCTCGGCGCCAGTGCTTAGCCTCATTACTAGCCTCACGCCGAGCATCAGGAACGCTGAGGTCACCATCCCGGAACGAGTCTCTGATTTGCCGGTACTTGAGACCACCATCGTCGGCAGAGATCTGGTTATCAGAGAAGGCTCCTAGTGCCGCCTGATGCTTAGCGTCTCCCTGCGGGAGAGCCTTCGTGGTCTTCTTAGTCGGCGTATGTGGCGAACCCTCGGGCACTGGAGGTCCGGCCTTGAGTCCTGTTTTCTTGGCAGCCGGCGCAGCCTTAGCCGCCCGCCGAGCCTCCAGCTTGGTGACCTTTTCGGGGGCTGGTTCGGCTCGCCGCTTGAGTCCAAACTCCTTGGCAATGACATTGGCCAGTTGGTCCTGAGACTTGATGTCATCGGCTAGGTGCGGATCGACGCGCCCCGTCTTCTTGTCTTCCTCCAACTGTCCACGGTTGTGGGTGATGTCAGATTCAAGTTCCCGAAGCATGTCCTCCGGGTTCTTCTTTCCGGAGGCGACACCGAGATAGGCGTTGTTCCACTGCCTGCGCCGCTCACCTTCCGACGGGGAGGGGATATTGGCTTCGCGTACGGCACTACGAATGTCCGGGATCGGTGCTGCCGGCGCCTGGGGTGTGGGCACCTCGGGAGTCGGCGCAGCCGGCACCTCGGGCGCCTTGGCCTGGGCAATCTCAGCCGTGCCCTTGCCCTGGGTATCGGGGCCGCCCAGGGCAGGGTGAGCAATGGGCTCGTTGCGAGGTGGTGGTCCCCCGGTATTTGGAGCACCTTGTGCTGGCGGCAACTGGGCTGGCTGCTCAGCCTTCACCTGCTGCGTGCCCTGCTGAATGGCCTCCTGCTGCAGCTGAAGGTCCGACTTGGAGCCCTGCCGCTTTGTCTGACCCTGCTGCAACTCCAGGACCCGTTGTTCACGCTGTTGAGGGGTCAAGCCAACACCACGAGGGCCGGGACTTAGTGGCTCATGGTCACCTTTGCCGGTCTTCGGGACAGCCACTGCCATGACATAGAAGCCGCCCCGGCCATCGGACTGGACCTTGGAGATGGCGAACTCCTGGTCCCGATCCAGGAACACGGCACGGTCGTTGGGGGATCGGGCCGGGATGATGGCCTTGGTGCCTCGGGGGGTGGCAATGACCATGGTGACCTTGCCGGGACCATGACCCATCGGCGTACCGATGACAGTGGCCGAGTAGCCGGGGTCCTTGATAACCCAACCAGTAAGATCTTCGAGGCCACCCTGTTCGCTGCCCAAAGTTTCTGGAGTCAGCCCAAAGGCATCGGCATTCATGGTGCGGCTGAGGATGAGTGGCTCGGTAGTGGTGATGGCCGAAGCATCCATCATCTGGACAAACTTCTTGGTGGATTCGTCCATGTCGCCGGAGCGAAGGTGCTCGTTGGTCTCGTCTAGATCGGCGTGCAGGCGAGGGTATCCCTGCCCTCCCCCGAATCGGGAAGGCTTGGCCCGGTTGAAGGCGTACTGGGCAGCCTGTCCATCGGACTGGAATGTGCGCGGCTGAAATTTGTCCAGGAAATTGGTGATGGCATTGACGGCGTTTTCCGCCATCTTGAAGGTCTTGCGGAAACGCCCATGGCTGTCTCGCGGGTGGAGTAGTTCCTCCCGCGAGCCCCAAGACCCACCAATGCCAGCCATATCTATCCCTGCGTTGCGACGGGTGGAGTTGTTGCTTGTGCCGCGTCCGAGTTGAGCTGATCGATGCCAGGAATCTCCTGACCCGGCTGGATCACCCGGCTGAACCGGGCGTCGGCCATAGCCGCCATCGTCCAGGCATCCATCTGGTCCGGCCCGATACTTGAATCGTCAAGGATCGGGTCCTGCCCTGACGCTGGAGCCGCTGGAGCTCCACCAGGTGCCGGGGCCGCTGGTGCAGCTGGAGCAGGAGCAGGAGCAGCCGGGGGCGCGGCTGCCGGTGGGGGAGTCTGGTAGCTAGTCACGGCTCAGCACGCTCTCTAGCCGAGCAGCCCGCTCACGTTGGGCGTAGATCTCTTCGTCGTCGAGGATGTCTTGGAGCCGGGCGGCTAGCTCATCCCGGTCGGCCTCATCGAGCTGAGCTGTCACGCTCGCAGTGAGAGCCTCCACGATCCCGGTTGGTGGCACGAATGGCTCATCCATCTCCTCGGCCTCCTCAATCCATACCGACCCAGCCGCCACGAGGGCCAGCTGCTCATCGGATTCCATGGAGTACACCGGGAACGCCGGAGCATTCACGGCCAGTGCGGCAGTGAGTTCCAGGCTTCCCTTTTCTCGGCGCCAGTCACCGGACAATGGGGAACGGCGGAGCTTGGCCACCTTCTTGGGGGTGGCCTCGGGGACCACGGCGCCGGCTACCCAGATGCCGTACTCGTCTTCCCCGGCCCGGACTACGGCGATCTCGTCGCCGGTGTTGTCGTAGTGCAGGGCCGCCGAGGCATAGCCAAGGTTGATGTTGGCGTGGCGAGTGTCCATGACAATCTTGCCCACCGTCAACACGTCACCTTCAGCCGTGACCACTTCACCGAGGTGGAAGGGCGCGTATCCCTGCTGCGAACGTGGGGCTAGGACACACTCCCGCATGGCCACATCACGGTGACAGACACCCCACTCAGCCAACCGGCCTTTGACTCGGCCGTTGTTGTCGACACTGAGCCGGAAACCCTTGGGCAGCTTCGGGTCTTCGAACCATTCCCGAGGTGGGGTCAGCATGTAGCCGTCGTCGGACATGCTGGCCGTGATGGAAGCCTGATCTGAGATCTCGACGCCATGCTTCTTGGCGGCGGCCATAATCCTCGCCTTGATGAGCTTCAACTGCTCGGGCTTGTAGAAGGAAGCGTTGTCCGCCTGGTTGATGTAGGACCAGGCCGCCCGAATATGTTCGGGAGTGTCAATCGGGTACCGCTTCTTGCTGTCCCGGTAGCCGGGGTCGGCGTAGGCAACATCCCCGTAGGGCTGGGCCGCTCCGCTCGCGTATTCGTCCATGGAAAGTTGCACCCCTTCCTTCGCCGAGCGGTCCCATGGGGCTCGGATACTTTGATCGTTGAAGGCTGTCGCCATCTCTGGGTAAATGTCAGAGATCACGTTACGGATCTGGGCGATTTCTGTCTCCGGCACATCGGGCAATCCGCCGTGGGCACCAGACAACAGAGCCGCAGCCGCATAGACGGCATGGAATATCAGGGTCAGTCGCCCATTGATGATGTCGCCCAGCGGCAGCCGGTACGAGGTCGGATCCGTGGGCGGCTTACTGGCGTCGTAGTACATGAACGACCGGCGCATCTTCTCCGTGTCCTGGCCACCATTCGCCCAGGCCGTGATGCGCTTGACCGCATCATCGTTGTCGAACACAGAGTCACGGGGAGCCAGTGGCAGCCCCCGCCAGCCGCTGGTGTTGACCACGAACACATGGTCGTCATCGCCGCTGTATCCCACAGCCTTAGCAGTCGCCTTCACCGGAGCACTGTGGCCACAGCCGCAGTCCTCCTCTGGCCCCATGTCCATGACCATGTCCGGGTCATCTTCGGGCCAATCCCCGTCAGTTTCGAACACCATCTGACGTAGTGCAGCGAAGGCCGGGATAGACACCAGGGTGGTCCCACCGATGACGAACTGGAGCATATGTTCGAACCCGGTCTCAGGGTTCACGGTGACGTTGACCCGGCCACCGGGGTCCACGCTCGGACCAGAGACACCCATCTCGGCCAGGTATCGAGCCCGCTTAGCTTCGGGGACGATGTCCTCATCCAGGTAATCGCCATAGCCCCAGGCAAACTCCAGGCCCTTGTCGTCGGGGCCGTAGGTGATCCCGAGGATGCGGCCAACGGTCATGGCACCTTCGTGCCCATTGCCCTGCATCAGGCGGGCATCCAAGGGAAGGGGTAGGACGCGGTGGCTGAGCGATCCTGGCTCGAACACTCGGGTCCGGCGGGGTTCGCCAGTGGGGCGACCGATGGGAGCCAGCGGACCGGCCCAGGCGTACTGCCCCATCTTCGGCTGCCGGTCGAGCAGGGCCTGGGCAGCAGTGAGTGCCTCCAGGTCCCCGTACCCGCCCACCATGGAGGCGGTGAGCGAGTGGTGGTGCGACTCTAGGGACCCATGCCCGGGTGGGCCACCAGTGGCCTTGGTGTGCAGGATGTTGCACAGTCCCTTGGGGTCCTTGGGGAAGTATTTGGTGAGCTGGCGGACGCACCGGAGGAAGTCTCCGGGTACATTCCAGCGAATCTTGGCGGCACCTTTGCCGGCCAGCCAGTACCGCTGCAGCTGAAGGGGCATTCCCCTCGGACTCGGGTCGACCATTACCCCTCCTCGTTCAAAATCACTAGGTCACATCGGCAGTTGATAACCGACTCTGGTGGTCCTATTGGATCACCAGGGAACTGGAGAGGGAAGCCGTCTACATAGAACGGCATGCCAAGATCACGAACCTGGCCATCAACCTCGCGGTGAGAACTCCGGACTCTTTGATCGTGTTCAGTGTCCCAGCGCTTCTGCAGCAGACGACCAGTAATCCGACTTTGCTCAAGTCCCGCAGCCAAAGTCCCAGCGCCGTAGGCCCGAGTCGTCTCAGTCTGGGCAATGACCTGAGCACGATTCGGCCATCGTTCCGATCCCGTGAAGGAAAGGATACGATCCACTCGTTCCGCGATCTGGTCCTTGGATTCACCAGCATTTACTCCATCGGCAATCTCGCTGAACACCAAGTTGTAGACCTCATCCGGAATACGAACCAGGAAGTTCTGCGTCTCGGCTAACTGCGCCATCACAAAGGCATGCCGGGACACTGGCGGAACATCAGTAGCCTGGCTCCAGGCGTTGAGTCCAATCTGACCAATGGTGGAGAGAATTGTTTCTACTTCACCATCCCACTGACCCTGGGCGCTGTAGATGGCCGTGGGATCTGGCTGCAGCTTGTGCTGATTCCATGGCGCCATCACTGCCGCCTTGGCCCGAGCCAGCCAACGGCGCAGGGCCCCGGCCACCACACCCTCCAGGTTGCTTTCATCGTCACTACGACTCATCGATGAAGCCTGCTTGCTTCAGGTATTCACCCAGCAGAGTGACCTGGTGCGGCTTCTCGCGGGTCAACAGCGTGATGCAGTAATGATTGAGCGCTGTCTCCAGTGCCCCAGCGTCGAGCCCAGGATCCACATGGGAGGCCAGAACGTGGAGATGGTCCCAGGCCCCGTCCAACAGCTTCTCGGCCTTGTCCTTGCCATGTACCTGGATCTTGGTGTGCAGCTCATACGGGGGCACGGAGAACTGTTGCCGGTTGACGTTGCCGGCCAGTCGTTTCCCAGCCACCTCCAGAGCCCGGAGCACGGTGGCGTTGGCCATGACGAGGACATTGGCCCAGGCCGGCACCGATGCGGAGGCGGTGACACCGGCCGGTACTGGTGGTGGACCACCGGGTGCGTTCTGCGCCTCGGTGATCTGGGGGATGGGGCCGCCGGCCGTGGGGGAGATCCCGGTGGGTGGCGCCGGGGGCGGGGGCGGACCCGCCCCCGGCGTGCCCGGCTGGGTCTGTGGCGTAACGACGGTCTCGGGGGGTAGAACGTCGTCGGTGTATCCCGCCACTTTCCGTACTGCCGGGATCTGGAACAGGTTGGGGTCCCGGAGCATCAGTTCACGGGTGAACTTTTGAAGATCTTCTTCGACGCTGGGGGCCGCGCTGATGGCGTAGTCACCTTGGAGGAGGACTTCTGCCTTACTGACCAGACCCTGATCGTAAAGCTCACGGGTCTCTTTGAGCCGCTCTGGACGCACGGTCAATGGGGCCGTGTCGTACCAGTAGATGTACTTTTCGGGGTCTTGTCCGATGCGCTTCAGGGCAGGGATGAGGTAGCCAGTAGTCAAGGCGTCACAGATTCGAGTCATGAGCGGCTCGATATGAACCTTGATCTGGCCTTCCATGATCTGCCAGGCACCCCAGTGATTCGCCTCGCCGACACCGGTCAAGATGGACGGCTCGATGTCCATGGCCAGGGCGAACCGGCGTAGGGCCTCCGAGCGTAGATCCATGGCCTGTTTGGACAGCTCACTGGCGAAGGAGATCAGTTCGATCTTGCCCAGGGCCTCCAGGGGCATCTCCACCACGGTCGGCATGACCCCGGCCGCCGTACCCTCGCCTTTCAGGCC